CTGCTATATTGCCTAAGACAGACCATCAGAGGCTCAAGGAGCTAAAGGAGTTGATGATTAGGAGTGGAGGTAAGGATGTGGCTCAGAAGGTGATAGAGATAGCCCTTAATGATGAGCATCCCCATCAATTAGTAGCGCTTAAGATGTGTTTGGATAGGACTTTACCTGTGAGTATGTTCGAGAAGGATAAGACTCAAAGGTCTGCTGTTAGCATCACAATTACAGGACTTGGTGAGCCTACCATCATAGATACCAACCCTGAAGAACCCCAAGACGTAGAGGCTAAATATGGCTGATCTGAACTTTAGTCTCCTTCCTTGGCAACAAGAGGTATTCAAAGACACGACTCGGTTCAAGGTTGTAGCTGCTGGTCGTAGATGCGGTAAGTCCCGTATGGCGGCAGTTACCCTACTAATAGAAGGACTCAAGTGTCCACAAGGCTCTGCGGTTCTTTACGTGTCTCCCACTATGGGACAGTCAAGGCAGATTATCTGGGACTTACTGCTAGACCTTGGCAGAGAGGTTATTCAGTCCTCCCACGTAAACAACCTAGACATTACCCTGATAAACGGAGCTAGGATATACGTCCGTGGTGCTGATAGACCCGATACCCTTCGAGGTGTTAGTCTTACTTATGCCGTACTGGACGAGGTAGCAGACATCAAGCCTGAAGCGTGGGAGCAGGTTATTCGAGCCAGTTTGTCTGATAAACGGGGGAGAGCACTCTTCATCGGAACTCCGAAGGGCAGAAATTGGTTTTACGATACCTTCAAACTAGGCGAGTCAGAGGATGATCCTGATTGGAAGAGTTGGCATTTCACCACCGCTGATAACCCCTTAATCGATTCAAAAGAGATAGAGAGTGCTAAAAAGACCCTGAGTACCTTTGCTTTTAAACAAGAGTACATGGCTTCGTTTACCAATGCTGGCTCTGACATCTTCAAGGAAGATTGGATTAAATACGGGGTTGAGCCTGATTATGGAAGCTATTACATCTCTGTTGACCTTGCGGGGTTCGAGGAAGTTGCCAAACAAGCGGCTAATTCTAAGAAGCGGTTAGACGAATCTGCTATCTCTATAGTGAAGGTGACAGATGATGGGAAGTGGTTTGTCAAGAAGATTGAACATGGAAGATGGGATATCCGAGAGACCGCTGCCAAGATTCTAATGGCTATTCGGGACTACCGACCCCTTAGTGTAGGGATAGAGAGGGGGGCACTAAAGAACGCTGTTTTGCCCTATCTGAGCGACCTTATGCGAAAGAACAACACCTTTGCCCATATCGTAGATTTGACTCACGGGAATAGAAAAAAAGCGGATCGAATCATCTGGGCTTTACAAGGTAGGTTCGAGCATGGCAGAATTGTGTTAAATTCGGAAGAAGATTGGGATGAGTTCGTAGACCAGTTAATCCTGTTCCCTGCACAAGGTGTACACGATGACTTGCCTGACTCCCTTAGTTACATTGACCAACTTGCAGTTACATCTTATATGGAAGAAGATGACTCCGAGGAGTGGCAACCAGTAGATATTATTTCAGGAGTGTAGGATGGCAGATGGATTGTTCAATGCCTCTCGTTTATACGAGGTTCTAAAGCAATATGGTCTTTTGCCTAAACACGCCAATTATTCGCCAGCAGGTGATGCACAAGGATTGTTCTCGTCAGAACTTAATCGAGTTGTTGCGCCAGATGCATCTTTGGTTGGGAAAGACCAATATCCTATAGATGCAACTATGGCAACATTGACGCATGAAATGACTCATGCTGTCCAAAACAACTTACTTTTGAATACTGCCATGACAATTCAAAGAAAAAAGCAACAAGGCGAAAAAATCACAGATCAAGAGCAACAATACTTACGAGCATCAGAGCAAATTTTTGCTGACCAGTTTGGTAATGTAGGTAGTTTTGATAGAAGAAAATACGAGCAAGATAGAAAATCTTATCAAACTATGGCAAAAGATTTTTATTCATCGCCACAGGGTAGGAAAGATTTTGAAAACTATAGGCGTTCCCCTACTGAGGCGCAAGCATTTGGTGTTGGAAATATGTCCCGTCAATCAGACTTAAGTCGTCCTGGGCAAAATCCTCACTTTGACCCATCTATGGCAACTGAATTTGACATCTTACTATCAATGTATCAAAATTTGCCTGAATCCTTAAAGAGTTCGGCTGCTTCTGCTAAGAAGGCTCAAATAGAAAGAAATCGTCAAAAATCTGACGATTATTATCTTCAAACGGCAAAAGATTTGTTCAAAAATCCTTTTGAGCCAACCATAAAATAGTATAGAAAGTAATGACTATGGCAGAAGAATATTTAAAATTTGATGAACCAAGTGACTCAGATAAAGAGTTAGTCGCTTTTGTAGTGAATCATTGCGACCGCTGGAGGGACTACCGAGACACCAACTTCTTATCTGATTGGCTGGAGTACGAGCGCATCTTCAATGGTGAGTGGGATATTCAAGATAAGACCCGTGACTCCGAGCGTAGCCGAATCGTCACCCCCGCTACCCAACAAGCCGTAGAGACACGCCATGCTGAGATCATGGAAGCCATCTTTGGTCAGGGTGAGTTTTTTGACATCCAAGACGATATTCGTGATGTAAATGGTAGCCCTCTAGACGTTGAAGCTATCAAGGCTCAACTGATGGAAGACTTCAAAGTCGATAAGATTCGCAAAGCAATCGACCAAATTGAGTTACTTGCTGAACTTTATGGCACTGGAATTGGTGAAATTGTTGTCAAAACAGAGAAAATCTTTGTTCCAAGCACCCAACCAATACCTGGTCAAACGGGTCAAGCCGCTATCGGAGTGGTAGAACAAGACCGCATTGCAGTCAAGATTGTTCCCGTAAACCCCCGTAACTTCCTATTTGACCCCAATGGCACATCTATTGATGACTGTATGGGTGTGGCTATTGAGAAGTATGTCTCTATCCACAAGGTCGTTAAAGGTCAGGAAGATGGCATTTATCGCAAGGTAAAGGTCGGTACTGACTCTATGGACACGGACTTAGAGCCTACTCAAGAGATTACTCAGTACGAAGATGACAAGGTTAAGTTACTGACGTACTATGGACTCGTACCCCGTGAGTACCTTGAGCAACTAGAAGATGGTGAAGAGGTTGAGGACTTGTTCCCTGAAGACTCTCTCCAAGATGAGTATTCCAATCTAGTCGAAGCAATCGTAGTAATTGCCAATGATGGTGTTCTTCTGAAGGCAGAAAAGAACCCATACATGATGAAAGACCGCCCAATCCTTGCTTATCAGGACGATACAGTTCCTAATCGCTTGTTAGGTCGTGGTACTGTTGAGAAGGCTTACAACTCACAAAAGGCTATTGATGCCCAAGTTCGTAGCCACTTAGACTCTCTAGCCCTGACAACTAGCCCAATGATGGCTATGGATGCTACAAGACTCCCTCGTGGTGCTAAGTTTGAAGTTAAGCCAGGTAAAGCTATCCTGACAAACGGCAATCCCAATGAGATTCTGTTCCCATTCAAGTTCGGCAATACTGATGGTTCTAACCTGACAACTGCCAAAGAGTTTGAACGTATGCTTTTGATGGCAACAGGTACTCTTGACTCACAGGGAATGGTATCTGCCGTTGCTAGGGATGCAGGTCAGGGTGGTATTTCGATGGCAGTAGCTTCGATTATCAAGAAATACAAGCGTACCTTGGTGAACTTCCAAGAGGATTTTATGATCCCCTTCATCACCAAAGCCGCCTATCGGTATATGCAGTTTGACCCCGAGCGTTATCCTACTGTGGATATGAAGTTTATTCCGACTGCTGCTTTGGGAATCATTGCTCGTGAGCATGAACAACAACAGATGATTGGTTTGCTCCAGACTCTTGGCCCGAATACACCTGTTTTGCCTATCATTTTGAAGGGCATCATGGCCAATTCTTCTCTGTCAAACAGATATGAATTGATTGCCATGCTAGACCAGATGTCTCAGGCCGATCCACAAGCCCAACAAGCGGCTCAGATGCAACAACAACTGGCTATGCAACTGGCTCAGGCTCAGATTGCTGTCCAAACGACTCAAGCAGAGCAGAATAAGGCTGAAGCGCAAAAGTTATTGACTGAAGCGCAATTGATGCCTATTGAATTGCAAGCAAAGAGCATGGCGGCTAACACCAAGAACCTCCCAACTGATGACGCTTTGGCTTCAAAAGAGTTCGATAAGCGGGTCAAGGTTGCTGAATTGATGCTGAAAGAGGCTGATATTCAGAACAAGGCTAAGATTGTTGAAAAACAGATGACTAGACAATGAATCAGGAACTCCAGAAGTATTACGAAGAGAGATTCTCAATGATGTCCACTCAAGGGTGGATAGAATTGATGGAAGATGTTGACAAAATGATAGAACCTTTAAATAATATCTCAACAATTGCAGATGAAAAAAGTCTACAATTCAGAAAAGGTGAGTTATCAATCCTTATTTGGCTGAAAAACTTGAAACAAGTCAGCGAAAGAGCATTTGAGGACTTAAATGAAAAGAATGTATGAATTTGCCTGTGTAAATGGGCATAAAACTTCGAGACTTGTTGTTTATGAGACAGCGAGTCTTATGTGTGAGTGTGGTGAGGAATCTCATCGCACTTTATCTGCGCCTTATTTTAGGATTGAAGGATGGTCTGGTTCATTCCCAACGGCTCATGCCAAGTTTGATAAAAGCCATAACGACAAGTTAAAGTCTGAGCGCAAACTCAACTCATAAGCAATTATGCCGAGTTGAATCTCCTACAACCGATTGACGGCAGGAAAAGGAAAGAAGTATGTTAGTTGACAACGACAAAGAAGAGTTTGGTGAGTTAGAGATCGAGCAACAGAAGATTGAGCAAAAGCCTGAACTTCCTGAGAAATACAGGGACAAAAGTTTAGACGATATTGTGAGGATGCACCAAGAGGCTGAAAAGCTCATTGGAAAGCAAGCACAAGAAGTAGGCGAAGTCCGTAAGTTAGCCGATGAACTTATTAAGCAGAACCTTGGGTCTAGACAGCAACAGACTAGACAGGAAGAGCCTGAAGTAGATTTCTTTGAGAATCCACAGAAGGCAATTCAGAGGACAGTTGATAATCATCCTGATGTCCAAGCAGCTCGACAGGCAACTCTTGAGATGCGAAGGTCACAGATTCAGCAGAGGTTAGCGCAAGAACACCCCGACTTTGGTGAAATAGCTAAAGATCAGGACTTTGCAAATTGGGTTAAATCTAGCCCTGTTCGCATCAAGATTTTTGAGCAAGCCGATTCTGGATATGATTTTGACTCAGCCAATGAATTGCTATCTACCTACAAGCAACTTCGTGGTGTTAAGAATAAGCAAGTAAGTGATGCGGGAGAAGCATCTCGAAAGCAAACTCTTAAAGCCGTAGGAGTTGATACAGGTGGTTCTGGTGAATCATCAAAGAAGGTATATCGAA